CTTTGACTTTTTAGTCCTTTTGACTTCCTTTTTAGGCATCCTTATTTATGATAAGGTGTGATAAAAACAATAAAGTTATAGACTTGGGATAAACTGCCAATTCAACTCTTGACAAATCTTTGCCCATATCTTGTCTTGTTCGAATGCTTTGTCGCGAGACTTCAACACGGGGAACAAGTCAAGATATTCATCACGTTCTAAGAGTTCGACACACTTGCGGAGTGTGTAAGAATAGGACAAGAAATTCTTGCGTGAAGAGGGAGCGTGTTTCAAGAAGGCGGGTTGTATCATCTTGAACATAACGCGGAGCTTTTCTTCAACCTCGGTGTCAAGGTGAGGAATATTTAGACCGGTTAACTTACTGACTAGATGAATTAGATGCTCATAATATCTGTTCAACCGGAGTTTCTTCAAAATCCCACGAAGTTTCTTAGGAGTCAACTCGGCCATATTTGTAATCTTTTGTTTCTTGATTTCTAAGAGAATCATGTCATAGACCTCTTGGGGGATGTCGGTGGTTTCTTTACCTTGAATTTGACTTATGCACTCGTTCAAATGATTGATGCGTTTATAAGAAAAGTAACTAATTTCGTAATTGGCTTGGTGATAACTTGGCCTTTCATGTTCAAGAGAAACAAACTCAATTGAACTGCAATCACCACAATAACTAATGCCATCATGAGGTAGCATTTTCATGTTGACACTACCACAATGCTTGCATGCTTCTTTAGTCTCAAAACAATCCGGACTAATGTAGTTCTCATCAGTCACAGAAAGATATTTGTCTAACAAAGACGCTCTATCATCTCTATCATCTTTTTTATTGTAGGAGCAGTCATCAGTTGTTTCATCAGCCACTGGTTCATTGGATTTAATAAAGTATTTGAGAATGCTATTTTCACCAACATTTATGTTATTTACCCCATCTTCCTCACCTTCACCCTTTTCAACAATTTCGTAATATTTAAAGAGAGTATGACCGGTGTTTACGTAGTAATCAGTTTCGTCTATCTTCTCTTTGATGTTATCGAGCTGTCTTTGAATATCCTCGCGCCGGTCTACACACGAAATGAACTTGTCGAAGTCTTCATCACATAGGTTACCATTTTGTTGTTTTATTTGATTAAATGTTTCAATTGATTTGTTCAGTTCTTTTAGTTGCTCTTTGAGTGTTTTTTGTTTTTCTTCATATTCTTGAATCTGTGACAGTTTTTGCGAATGCTGAATATCAAGCGTTCGTTTTCCTGTATTGAGAGCTTTAATTTGTTTCTTTGAAGTCGTTGCGGTCATTCAACAACATATGATACATTTAGATTTACATTGCTTAAATGGTTGCATAGACATTTAAAACACCGTTGTAATGACTTTCAATTGACGATAGTACTTGCAACATGCTAAAAAGTAAAAAAATATTCTACAACTACACTACAATTGCCAAAACCATAAGGCTGATGAAATACATGCAATAGAACCATTTCATGTTAACACGCGCATCACCATTGTTACTCTGTGGTTGTGGTGGTGGTGGAACAGTATTTCCATTGTCATTGTTATCGTTGTCGTCATTGTTGTCGTCATTGTTGTCGTCATTGTTATCATCATTGTTATCGTCGTTGTTATCGTCGTTGTTATCGTCGTTGTTGTCGTCGTTGTTATCGTCATTGTTATCGTTATTGGTGCTGTCACCATCATTATTGATGTCGTAATAGGAGCCATTTGGATCGTCGTCGGAATAGTCAGAATAAGTACTTGGAGCACTCAACATCTTTCGACTTCCTCCATAGATAGGAGGCACTATGTCAAAATATTTGTTTGGATAGTTGGTTGGATTGTATGCATAATACATATTCGAGATGTCTTGAATGCTATAATCATAACCATCAGAGTTATAACCATACGACACCAGACCTTTATCATATCCCCCATACAAATTGTTAGCATTATGCACATTATAACCGTAATTGTTATAGTTGGGCAAGTAGTATGCACCAACTTGTGTCATCATCATTGCAATAGTTAGCGCGGAAAACGTCTTCATATTGTGTTGTATGCTTAGGTGGGAAGTATGTTTATATGATTTTAAATCAAACAATCAAATTTTATTAATGTTATGATTATGACTAATGGATTGAAATTTGTATTTTTGTTAACTCGTCCTATGTTGTTACTCAGCACTACAAATATGTAAAATACTCTTCTTGGCAATACACTTAAGACTGTGGTCAACCTTTATTAGAATGTTCAATCGCATAAATACATTTTTGAAGCGTCGACCTTTATTGGTTTCCGTTATAGGAAACACCGCAAAGACTGCAGCAGCAGACGTCATTACACAAACTGTCATCGAACGAAAAGACGAACTTGACTATAAGAGATTGGGGTTATTCACAATGTTTGGTTGCGTTTATCTTGGTGGTTGGCAATATTTCCTTTTCAACAAAGCGTTTGTAAACTGGGAGAGACAAATGGTAATGAGGCAATACAATAAAGTAACATCATCTGCCGTGTTGACCTTTTTGGACTTGGGTATTCACACTCCGTTTTTATACTTTCCAGCTTTTTATGCTTTAAAAGGATATGTAGACGGTCAACCTATCAAAGACTCCATTCATAGGTTCCGTAATAATTTGACAGATGACATGGTATCAATGTGGAAGGTGTGGCTTCCTGCCCAGTTTGTCAACTTTTCGTGTGTTCCCGTGTATATGCGAATGCCATTTATAACATGCGTTTCATTTGCATGGACAATAATTTTAAGTATGCAAAGAGGAAATTAAATTAAAATAAAGCCCAAAATATAATATTTTCTATTTATAAAACATAAACGCACATGCCTGGCTCCAAGAACAAAAAACAAGGAATTATCGGAAGCGTTGTTACTGGAACTTCCGACCGTGTGTCCGGAGTTATGGAAGGTGTTTTTAACACCATTGGTAGGGTGGTGTCTCGCACCGGAAAGATTGCCACAGGCACCGTCCACGTGGCCAAGGATATTCTTACACTTGATGGTAAGAGCCTTAAGAAGGATGTTCGTGGTGTTGGTAGATCCGCGGTTGGTGCTGTGACTAACGTGGCCAAGGGTACCATGAGGACTGCCCGTGCTGCCGTTGTTGGTAAAGAGGACAATAGCACCAAGCATACCAAGAAGTCTGCGTCAAGCAAGAAGTCTGCATCCAAGTCCACCAAGAAACATTAAGTAATCTTGTGCATTTAGAATAGTTAATTTTTTGTTTGCTTCTAATAAAGAGCACCTATGGATTTTGATAAAGTCGTCACCTTTTTGAATTCCAATGACCTTTTTCAAAAAGCTACGAAGAAACTAATAAGATATAGGCGCGTAAATTCACATGAAGATGAAGGTAAGAATACCTTTTATATTCATACTGGTGAGCCAATAGAAATTGTAACATATATTGATGGTGTAAAAGAAACTACAAATACTTGTCAACCTGGTGATTATGTCATAACTGGACCTAAAGGAGAAAAGTATGTTGTGCTCGGTAAGAAAATTCCTGCTTTATACAATCTTATTGAAGAGGTCCTAGTAACTCGTCTACAACCTCGTAAAGTTGCTAAGATAACGAAAGGTTTATTGAAAAAACTTAACCTCAAAGACCACATTGAGTTTACAGCTAGTTGGGGTGAAGCAGTGTCAGTATCTGCCGGTGACTTCCTTGTCAAAGAAGGCGAAGGCAAATACTACAAGATTGATGGCGAAGTTTTCAAAAAGACATACAAGTTCTAATGGCTATGAACTTTGCAATAACACTTTTGTTTGCTATAGTGCAAGAGAAAAAAAACATTTTGTTTAGGATCCACAAGGTCGTGGAAGATGTTGTGTAGCATCATAACATTGACTTGCGAGGTTTTTATTGTCATTAAATTTTGTTTTAATGACATCATACCGTGCACAATAGTATTGATGTGTTGCGTCCAACATTCCAAACAATTCATTGTGGTTATTGGATGAAGGTTCATTTTTCATATAAGCCAAGAAGTTGTCAACTTCCTCGGGGAAATAGAACATAGAGTGTTTGAGTTCATCCATGTATCCCTTGAGTTCGATGAATGTCAATTGGAAATCCATGCGAATATACTCGTAACAGTACGGAACTTGTGTTTTATCAACAGTTTCTATCATATGGTTGATGTCATTTGAAAGCTCTTCAACGAGTTCAAGAAGAGTAATGAAGTTTGTTAGCATAGTTCCTGTGAGTTGGAAACATTCCTTTAGAATACTCAACTCTTTACTTGAGTAAGGTGTCTCAGACACTATTGTTTGCATTGGTTTAACTGAAATGTATTTAGATATACCTTTAATGACTGATTTGATATGGTTTTATAACATTGAGATGTTCAATTTTTTTAAGTATTCTTACTTTTGTTTTGTTGGTCATATATTTGTTTCAAGTAAAATCCAAATACATCATTATGCAAAACAATATTGTATATTGTATTAGGTTCAATATATAAAAGCAATGGTATCAACATTTGATAGGCCACACGGTTGGGATGACCTCGCTATGTATGAAAAAATAAGCATATACGCTAAGCACATGACACCTGAACATTCCAAGTATGTTGATAAACTACAAGCAAAACAAATTGTCAAAGACGTATTAGGTGATTCAATAGAAGTTGCCAGAGTAGTTCGAGTCTTGGACAATTGGAGAGACCTCAAGGTAACTGATTTAAACCCACAACACATTATAAAATCATCCCATGCTTCAGGTTGGAATATTAACATTACTATTAATACAAGCTTGATAAAGAGTGTGCGCATTTTAAAGGATTGGAACTGTCAATATAGACCAGATGATGAATATCAATACAGATATCTTACTCCAACCTTTTTCTTGGAGGAGAAGATAACAGACTCAGTTACAGGTGGACAATGTCTTACTTACATGTTCAGATACATACACGGACAATTAATTTCTATTGGAGTTGGATATGGACATGGTGCGACACACATATGCAATCACTATGATAGGTATTGGAACCATGTTGTAGAACCTGAAATACCTTTTGTGGTTCCAAAACCTAAGAAATTGGAAGAAATGATACAAATGTCCAAGACCCTTGCTCAAGGGTTTGAGTTTGTGCGAATAGACATGTTTGTTGACGATATGGACAAAGTATATTTTAGCGAGTTTACATTCACACCTAAAGATGGTAAGCCAGTCTTTCCAATGCCCTTGGAAAAGGAATATGGAAAACTTTGGATATAAAGGTAAACTCTTCAAGTTACTTTTTTGCATTTAAAGTACATTAGTTCCCACCTAAACTTGAGATTGTGGTATCCCAAAATGTCTTTCATGGCATCCAGTAGCGTGTTGGTGTCCTCTATCAAATCTAACCCAAACAAATTAAGCACAAAGTCAAGTGCTTCATCATCGTTGTCAAAACTCCAATTGTAACTCTCAGTTGAAACCTCAACTTGAAACCCCAATTTTTCAATATCGGATGCATGAGCTGTTTGTAGAAAATATCCATTATGCCCATTAGAATTCCACTTATTGACAAACTCGTTCAACCATGTAGCTTGTGGACTACCTTCAATGACATCTCCTATAACAAGGATACCTTCATTTTTCAAAACACGTCTGAATTCTGTCAATGTCTCTTCTCTTTTCTCGTGAACATGATGAAAAGTTGCTAATGTTATCATTTTGTCAATGCTACAATCACCCAAAGGTATTTGGGTAAGCTCACAATACTTCATACTAAAGTCATTATGTTCATTTTTGAGTGGTTCAAATGCATGATATGCAATATTCAACTTATCATCTATATATTTATGGAGAGGCATACCACCTGCAGGTATAACCACCACGCTTTCAAAGGGCTTTAGGTCCAGTACACGCACCGCAGTTGTGAATTCTTCCTTGAGAACATTACCATACTTGTTGACTGCATAATCATATCGCGACCCACGTTTTAAGAATGCCTGCTTGTATTCCATTTGTTTCTCATTTCAACATATTTCTTAAACCATGCACAAAAAATACATATTCAATAATAATCATATATTGTATATTTCGTTATGGTTTTGACAAGACAAGAATGGTGTGTACTTGCCTTAAGGATATGTACACCAGTCCTACAAGATTTGGCAAACCAAACCTTTAAACATACGTTTATTGACAATAAGAAGCCAACAGCTTGCTTAGAAGCATTTGCGCGTGTTTTGTTTGGTATTTCTTATTGGATAGAGAATGGACAAGAACCTGAAGTCAAGCATTTAGCAAATTTAGCAAGACAAGCAATCGACTCTGCAACAAATCCTTTATCTCAAGACTATATGAACTTTAGCGCGAATGATCAAGTATTGGTTGAATGCGCAATATTGGCACAAGCGTTGATACGAGCACCCAATGAACTCTGGCATAAATTGCCTCTCACTGTTAAGAAGAATGTAATTATTGCTTTGAAGACTTCAAGACAATACCGACCACATGATAACAACTGGGTATTGTTTCCATCAATGGTTGAAGCATTCTTTCTCAGCATTTCAGAACAGGTCAATAATGAAAGGCTAATGCAAGGCATTACAGCATACAATGGATGGTATGTTGGTGATGGTATGTATAGTGATGGGGAAGAATATCACAATGATTACTACAACTCATTTATCATTCATCCAATGTTGTACGACATCTTACGTATAACAAGCCAAAATCACACAAATAAAGATATAGACATTAAAGAGTTCCAAAAACTGCATCGCGAAAGGATGAAACGGTATGCAATTCATCTTGAACGTTGCATCGCACCAGATGGTACCTTTCCATCTATTGGAAGATCCATAACATATCGTAGCGGAGCATTCCATGCACTTGCCCTATGTGCTTATACTAATAATCTTACATCCCCTTTAACACCTGCAAAAGTTCGTACGGCATTGAGTTTGGTCATACAAGCCACTCTTCAACACCCTAATACATTTGAGAATGGATGGTTGACTTTAGGTCTGTATGGTAAACAACCGCAACTTGCCGAACCATACATAAACAATGGTAGTGTCTACATGGCTACAACCATATTTTTACCATTAGGTCTCCACCACACCTCATCTTTTTGGAATGATGCATATGTTTCCACAACATGGAAAGCATTGCTGGGTGAGGGAGACATTGAAAGAGATAAACCATATGTTGAATGTAAACGGAAACATGGCAAATTTGTGTAAAAGATTTTTATATCAAGTTATACTTTAAGTATATAATGACTTCATTCCAGAATATACAAAGGATTCTACGTGCTCATGTTCCATACGTTAATGAACCATATTCACCACCTGATAAGTATGATAAAGATATATGTAAAATGAAAATATCAACGCTATTGACACCATTTAATCCACCATCAAAAAATGACATGTTAGTAATCCTTCCATACTTTAGTCCATGTAACTCTGTTAGAATGCTTCAAAACCTCTTACTGGTCAAGAGCAAGCTTGAAGAATCCAAAACACCCTTCCTTATAATACATGGTTTATTCCCTGATAGCGTTGAAATATCACAACCAAGTGACACATACATGACAGTGAGAACATCATCTTACGCATTCTTGAAAGAAAACTTGGCAAACATAGTCATAAAGAAGGTCGGCTCTACGTATTGTAAATTTGTTATTCTTGATACAGACATCATATTTGAGAAAAAGTCATGGTATGACGATCTTTCTGTGTTGTTAGATACGTATGACATTGTTCAACCATACAATGCTTTTAAATGTTTAGATAGCAACTTTTTGAATGTAATTTCATCAGGAACCAGTGCTTTTGCAAACGCAAGCATTCTTTCAACAAATGAATATTATAATGGCCACCCAGGATATGCCATTGCATTCACAAAAGGTTTTTATGATTTACACGGATATCCCGATGAATGTGTGATTGGTGGTGGGGACACACTCATTTGTAGCATTGCTTTGAAAAAACCATTTTATGCTTACAAAACCAGAAGTACAACAACATTTCATTACCTATACGATAAGCATTTCATCACACAAGATATAAAAATAACGTATTTGGATGGAACTGTTTATCATTTGTACCACAATACATACAAAAATCGACAATACACAACAAGGTACTTGGTATTAGAAAAGTATATATCAAGTGAGGATTCACCATATAAATCAATTGATGAAATTATATACAAGAATGAAGATGGTGTTTATGAATGGATTGCTGACATTCGTGAAGAAATGAATAAAACAATGTTGGATTACTTTTATTCACGACATGATGATGAGATAAATTGAAAACTATTAGTTTTGTTGGTCTTTTTTGAGTCCATCAATCTTTAACTGTATTTCTTTAGACAATTCTTTAATGACAGTTGACCCTGATGTTTCATGTGCATCAGGATAAAAAGCATGTAATAAGAAATACCAAGATGCTTTTTGTGAATGCCATGAATATTTCATGGCCTCTTTAAAATGCAAACAATATGATTGGTTCACCTTAATGAGATGTTTGAACATTGTGTTTGAAGTGAAAGGTGTTTTAAAACCTTAAATTAACAGTTTACAAATTAGTTTATTAATCTTGGTCAACGTTAAATGTTAGGCAATATGGTTCAAGAACGTTATGCACTGCTCTTTAAGTGTTTGAAGTGGTTTTTTATTTGACACAAAATACTTGAGTTTGCATTTAGGATGACTGACAATAGCATAGCCCCTCCTATCTTTCCAATCTATGAACTTCACATACTTAGGAAGTTGTTGGCCATCAGCATCTTGTCTAACAACATTGTCAATTCGACCTTTAGATATGTTTTCTTTAACATCATCTCTGACCTTTTTTTTATGGTTCAGTCCATTAGGTTCATAAGTGTTAAACTCTTTGATAAAGTGTTCTTGATATTCATCTAGCTTGTCCATTCTACATGTTGCAATAGGTTGAATTGTCATGTTATCCTTACCATACTCATCAACTTCTTTAATAAGACTTGTATATCCTTTTTTGCGGGCATGCCAAAAAATTGTAGTTGGGTCTTTGTGATATAACAACTTTGATTGACCAATAAACTGCTTACCTGATGGGCTTGTGACTATATAGATATGACCATAATGTTCGTGTACATTCTTATATTGACGCTTCTTGTGTTGGATTGCATCTTTGATTTCTTTGACTGTCACTTGCTTTAGACCGTTGTTTTGTGGTAATTTTGAAATTCTTGTGTTGCCTTCTTTTTCTTTGAATTGTTGTTGAACATCTATGACTGCTTGTAATTCTTTATCGGTTATTAATCCTTTCTTATGTTGCACATGTGCAAGAAAGTATTGAAACTTGAGGGGGGTCCAGCCCGCGCATCCGTAATCAGAACCCGTTGTGATTGAATGGTCTGGTCCATTGAACTCAACACAAATAAGACAAACATTGTGCTTTGTATATCCTTTTGAAACATCAAGTCTTTCAATAGACGCCACCCAATTCGTTTCTGTATATGTTCCAAACTTTAGAGGTAATCCAGAATATGAACATAATCCATTTTGTTTATTATAGAGGTCCACCAAAAATTCATAGTCAATATCGTATTGACTTCTTGCAAAATTATCATTGCTTGTATGTCTTTTTTGTGCAGCAGTATATGATGATTGACAAAGAAGTTGTATATGCCCTTTTGGAGTTGTTCTCTTAGTTTTGTTTCTTTTGTATATACATTCCTTACAAAAGTCACCTATCTTACGATACTCTGTAGATGGTTTTGTGATGTTACAAGAAGTACATTTATACAATAGTTCTCCGTTATTATTTACAAACCGTTCAAGTTTATCATGTTTTTTTCTTGACAGTGTTGCTTGAAAATCAGTATTTACTTTGTCTATACTTTGAATAATTATATTAAGCATTTCATCCAACTTCGAGTTACTCCATTGTGATCTTGTGTTTAGTTCTAAACAACATAGGACAACGTTATCTTTTACATAACCACAAGATGGGTCTAATCTTTCAAGAGAAACTTTCCACTCGTTTTTATTATATTGCATCGGGATATTTGAGTAGTAGCATTTACCGTTTTGTTTGTTCCAAGAATCTTGCAAATCTTGAAAGGAGATATTGTGTTCTCCAGCACCGTTACGGCCTTTTGATTCTCTTTTTATTGCACTTTTCTTAGACGCATGGTATAATTGGTTGAGATAAGTTTGAAGGGTTACTCTTCTGGGTTCTTTCTTAACATAAACATTCTCTGTTCTTTCATTCATCATAAAATGTTTTTAATATCAGCAATTGTTTTATGCACTTGAAAGTAAGTGAGTTTCTTTCAGTTATTTGTAAAATGTTCCAAAATCTTATATTAATTAATTAATTTTTTATTTTATGCGTTCAGCCAAATTTTTTTTCTCACGATTAGTATATAACAACAAAACTAATATGGGTGGTAAAGTTTTTGCCATCAAAAGTAATAGATTTCTTTATTCAAGAGTAATCTATTGCTAGTATTTTAAATATGCAACACTGTCAAATTGCGGGAACAACCTAAAAAGTCTCTAATACTTTTTTAAAAAGTTAATGAATTAGAGAATGGGTCAATCCGCAGCCAACCTTTTGATACAATTATGGTGAAGTATCAAAAGATGGTTCAGAGACTATACGATTGTGGGTCAGAGAAGCCTTACCAGCTTCGGTGAAGACTTAAGATATAGTCCATCCTATGTGGAAACATATAGATAATGATGGGACTTATGCAACTGGTCAATCGAGCGGCCAGTAAAAGTAGTTAATTATTTAAGGGGATATTTATAAATAATTAACTGCTAGTGTTACCCAATGCAACATTATCAAATTGCGGGAACTACCTTACAGTCCTTATTGCTTTTTTTATGAAAAGAAGTGAAATAAATAAGGAATTGGTAAATCCGCAGCCAACCTTTTGATATAAATATGGTGAAGTATCAAAAGATGGTTCAGAGACTATACGATAGTGGGTCAGAGAAGCCTTACCAGCTTCGGTGAAGACTTAAAATATAGTCCGTCCTATATGGAAACATATAGAAAAAGACGCGCTTACGGTGCTTAGATACGAATGTCTTGGGCACAAAAAGCAGTCCACAAGATTGCTAGTGGTTGAGCGAAGCTTGACTGCAAGACTATCAAATTGCGGGGACCTCCTGAGAACTCTTTTTCATCACATAAGTGATGCATAAAAAAAGAGATTGGACAATCCGCAGCCAACTCACAGAAATAGTGATTGGTTCAACGAGCAAAGGATAGTCGGTTTTTACTTTAAGAGTAGAAACCTAAAATGTGCTCTAATCCTTGCAGAAATGTAAGGTGTACTTGCAAGATATTTACCTAGATGCTGGGTATAAAAGTTTAAGCTAGTATTAGTATTTATTACTAATGCGACATCATCAAACTGCTGGAAATTCATAAGAGCCTTTAGTCCTAAGTTGATTTAAATGAGTCAATGGCCAACTTCTATAGTTGGGTATAGGAAAAATCTAAAGGATTTGATAATCAGCAACCAATATCAAATTGGTTCAGAGACTATATGATGATGGGTCATTTATGACTTAAGATATAGTCCATCGTATATTTAAGGAATATACGATAACATGGACAGGCAACCCTCAGATTACCTCGTAAGAGGGGTAACATAGCGGTGTTTACACTGCTAGTGTTGATAATAATATCAACGCAACATCATCAAATTGCAAGAACATCCTTTGCAAACAAGTACCAAAGAGTAACAATCTTGTTTGATTTGTGGATTACTTGCAGCCAATATTAGTTTATTTGCAAAATACTTAAAGATGTGATTCATATGTTGTGTACAAATGGAAAGACGCGGAGTAATATACTGCATCACTGCACCAACTGGGAAAATGTATATAGGTCAAACAGTTCGTATGCTTGATAAACGGATTGAAGAGCACACCAAAAATAAAGATTGTTGTTATATTCATAATGCCATCAACAAATATGGCATTGACAACATGAAAGTAGAGGTGCTTGTCAAATGCCCAGAGTGTGATTTAGATCTTCATGAAGAATTCTTCATAAGAGAACTGAATACACTACACCCTAATGGCTTTAATATCCGAACAGGTGGTGCAAGTGGTGGTAAACATTGTGAAAGTAGTAGACAAAAAATGCGTGAGTCAAAGATGGGATCAAAAAATCACAACTATGGTAAGCCTCGCACTGAGGAAGCAAAGATGAATATTTCTAATGCAAAGAAAGGTGAAAAACATCACTTTTATGGTAAGAAGTTTACAGAGATACATAAAGTAAGATGTGCTCAAGCTCATCGTAAAAATGAAGATGACAAGCAGTTACCATTGTATCTTGTTCGTATCGAACCAAGACCATCCCATTATTGTGCTGGTGGTTATGCTGTATGCAACCATCCAAAGGCAAAGAACAGATGGTTTTGTTCAAGTAAACTTACATCACAAGAACAGTACAATCTTGCATTTGAGTATTTGACAGAAGCAAATAAACTATTAGAGTTCACTGACTAAATGATGATGGGTGGCACACAAAAGTGCCGCATAAGACATAGTCGATTCCCTTTAAAATATCTCGAAAGAGAGGGTATACAAGTCTTCAAAGTGATCTACAGGCGCCACACCAACTTCTCAATGGAATCCATTGAGCAAACCTTTGATTAAGGGTTTAAAATTGTTGATAAAGCAATAGTAATTGTTATGAAAACAATTGCGACATTACCCAAATGCGGGAAACTCCTTATAACCTCAATTACCTCTAAGGTAATAAATTGAGGATTGGACAATCCGCAGCCAAAACATCAAATCAAGAGATGTAATGGTTCAGAGACTAAATGGTAATGGGGCGGAAACGCCTTAAGATATAGTCCTCCTTATCTTGTAAAAGATAAGATAATGAGTTAACGGTAGTGCAGATCGATTGAGTCTGCAATAGACAAACAAGTCTAGTGGTTTAACAATGGTTAAACTGCGACATAACCCAAATGCGGGAAACTCCTTTGAAGTCTCTACTACTCATTGTAGTCATAATGTAGAGATTTGGACAATCCGCAACCAATGTATATTTGGTTCAGAGACTGTATGGTTATGGATTGGATTAACTCCAGTTTAAGATACAGTCCTACTTTTGGTGAAAACCAAAGGATAAATAGTTCGGCAAGAAAGTAAAAGTTTGCTTTCAAAAGTAAGTAATAAACTTGCTAGTGGTTGTTCGTTGAGCAACTGCAACATTGCTTGTTGACGGGAAAGCCCTCTATAAAAGCATACACTTATCATAAAAAATGTGTATGTCATGGGGTAATCCGCAGGTGGTTCTTAATGAACTGTCTCAGAGACTGAACGGCAATGGGTGGGAAACCTTTGTTCCCCACTTGAGATACAGTCCAACCTTTGAGGATGGAAAACTTAAAGGATACATTGAACCTGCACCATCTCTCGTAATGGTGATCTGATCCACCGCATGTACCTGCGTGTGACTCTTCCCAGCGTGACTGTGCCCAACGGCACTGCTTTCCGTTGGTTGAACTGGTTGGGTCACATCCTGGTGAAGAACGTTGAGATTAATTAGGTCTCAAAAAGCACAGTTGTGCTAGTCACTTATGTATATGACATATGTGGCGACATTACTAAAGTGCTGGAACACCCTAAAGCTTGGAAGCTATTTAAATACAAAGATGTAAGAATGTATAACTAAACAATGGCTACAAATCTTGAAGCAACCAAGGTTTGTACATGTTGCAAGCAATTAAAGTTGAAGTATGTAGACTTTGCTACGGTTAATAAGAAAAATCGTCCCAACCCACAAGTTAGACCTCAATGTAGAACTTGTCGTTCACAACAAGAAATGGCCAGAAGAAACCAAAATAGAGAAGAATGGTTATCTAAACAGGCTGTGTGGCGAGAAAATAACAAAGACAAGATAAAACAATATCATGAGGCCAAAAAAGAGGAAAACTTGCAAAGATTCAAGGAGTATAGAGACAAAAACAAAGAGAGGATACAAGAAAGCAAGAAAGCTTATTATAGCAAAGCTGAAAATAAAGCTAAAAGGAATGATAAGGATAAACAAAGGAAAAGAGTTGACGACGAGTTTCGTGTTATGTGCAATATTCGCACAAGAGTGCATAATGTGCTTAAACAAAACAAAACTTGCAAAACTGACAAGTTGTTATGTTGTAACAAGGAACAACTCAAGACATGGTTGACATATCAGCTTCACGATGATCTTGATTGGAGCAACTACGGCACACTATGGCACATTGATCATGTAATTCCTTTGGCTTTCTTCAATTTGTTAGATCAAAAAGAACAACTCCTTGCATTTCATTGGAGCAATTTGCGACCATTAAACGCAGTTGCGAACATTGATAAAAGCGACAAGATAATTGACGATTATATACTTCAACATATAGAAACATTCAAACATTTTACACAAGAAAATAGCAGTTACCCAACCAACATACAAAATAGTTGGTGTGAAAGAATGATTCTTTCTAAGGGTGAAAATGAACAAGATGAAAGAGACTTCACAAGTCTTTTGAAATGGGTAATCAGCAGCGATTACATGGACACACATGTAACGTTCAACGACTAAATGGTAATGGGTAGTGTGTATTTGCATACTACTTAAGATATAGTCTAGCTTTGCTGAAAGGCAAAGATAACACTGCGAAATCGGTGGTCAACGTATCGACAAACACTATGGTGATTAAAGCTTAGTCATCAAGAGCATTTAAAGAATGCTAGTAGTTGAATAAAAATCAACTGCAACATTACCAAATTGCGGGGAGTTCCTAAAGTCTCAAGTTACCAATAGGTTAAAACTCTTGAGAATGTTACAATGGATAATCCGCAACGTATAAGTATACGTTCAACGACTAAATGGTAATGGGTGGGGGACCAAGGTTCCCCATTTAAGATATAGTCTAACCCTATTGAAAGATAGGGAAAAATTGTGGCTCCACATCTGGAACGAGCTGACCCAAACCGCGGGTCACCAACTGGGTTACTCCAACATGGTTGGAAACATCCCCAAGCTGACCAGTGTGCAAAAGAACACCACTGTGGCCAGCGAGATCCTGTATGTGCCATTCGAGTTCTGGTTTAA